GATTGCCTCAGCCACGCGAAGGATGCTTGGCGTTGGCTTGCAGACGATCTTGCGATAGCGCTTCTCGGGCAGTTGCAGGCAATCCTTCTTGTGCTTGATTACCACCAGCCCTTTGAGTCGGTCGTAGAGGTAGGCCACCTCGTTGGTGCTCGGCTTGAAGGCGTGATACTCGTCGGGATCGTCGCACTCGTCCAGGGCGTGCGGCCCCTCCTCCCGCGACTGGCCGCACTCGACGCACTTGTGTTCGTCATCCTTCCAGCCGATCCGCTTCTTGAACTTGCCGGCCTGAAACTGCTGTTCGACCATGAAGGCCAGCCGCTCCTCCATCGCCTTGTAGCTGCCTTCCTTGAGGAAGCCGGGCCAGGCGATCTCGCACTGGCTCCACCAGTCGCAAGGCGTCTTGGGCGACGGCGTGCCCGACATCTCGATCACATAGCCCTCGAAGCCATACCTATCGCGGATCAGATCGGCAAGCTTCTGACAGGCTTTGGATCGCTGCGACGTGCCGTTCTTGCACCGGCTCGATTCATCCGCGACGAAGAAGCGGGGCAAGGTCTGGGAGCCGTCCCAGTCGTCCACCACGCGGACCAGCCCCTCGTAGGTGAACCACGCGACCTGTATCCGGTCGAAGGGGAAGCCCCACAGCTTGAACTCCCGCTTGATGTTGGGCAGGCTTGTCTTGGGACCGGCCCACCAGACCAGATCGACGCCCGACTTCTCAATCACCATCTGGGCCGCCAGCGTCTTGCCGGTGCCCATCTCGGCACCGAATATCTGGTAGTGATATGTCAGCCCGGCGTCGGCCAGATCGTATTGATGCGGCATGACCGCGGCTAGCCGACCGTCCCGGAGAAACTGCCGATACTCGTGGCGCACAACCAGCCGGTCGAACCAGGCGTAAACGTCCTCGCCGCAGAGATAGCCGATCTGGAAGCGATTGCGCTGGCAGTCGTCCACCGACCAGACCTTGGTCCGGGCGTACTCGCCTTCATCGTCGTAGCCGTGGAAGTGCGCGCCGGCCATCGCCTTGACTTCCGACATCAGCCCATAGCGGGTCTTCGTGCCGACCTTGCCGTCCCAGAAGTAGATGCGGCCACCTTTCGTCTCCAGCAGCACGGGCACACGAATTCTCGTGCCACTGGAGGTCTGGCCGGTGATTTTCACTTCGCGGAGCGACATGCAGTTTTCCTCTGCCTGATAGACTGCCGGAACTCGTCAAACTTGGAGTCGGGCTCTTGCGATTTCGCAGTTGTGCTCGGTCAACTCGACGCCGATGCACCGGCGGCCGAGGCGCTTCGCGGCCAGCAGGGTCGATCCGCTGCCGGCGAACGGGTCCAGAATGACGCCGCCATGAGGCGTCGAAAGCAGCGCAAGTAGGTGCTGCATCAGCGCCAGGGGCTTGACCGTGGGATGATCGTTGCCCGGCCCGCGCTCCTTCTTCGTGGCTTTAGCGCAGTAGAAAAACCGGCTTGCACCGCCGGAGTCGCCGTAGCACACCTGAACGTCACCCGCGTTGCCCAGGCTCCCGTGATAGCCGTCGCCGGGCTTCGTGCGGACGCAGTTGGTGCCGCTGGTGAGCGTGCCGGTCTGAGCATCGAGCATGGCGGCCGTCTCACCGTCCAGGAGCAGATTCGCGGGCCAGCGTCCGCTCTCCGAACCGCCCACGGGCGACCGGTTGGTGCTGGCCCAGCCTGCGTCGGTCAGGCTGTCCCCTCGCGTGCGCACCGTGCTTTCGGTGCCAATGCGGGCCGCTTCGATGTTCATGCCCGCTACACCCCAGGCCAGGGCATTGTGGGCAATCGTGCCGTCCAGCGGCTTCATCGCCAGGACGATGGGCTCCCAGGCGGGCTTCAGGGCCATCGCCCAGCCACTCCACTTTGCCGCCTCGGGGGTGGCCGGGGCAGTGATGACGCACTCGGCCTCGGGATTGTGCAGATCGCCGTAGACCTCGTTTGTGCGGCCATTGTTGGCAAGCGAATAGCCGCGTCGGCCCAGCTTCGTACCCACGACCTCGCGTTTGGCTCCCTTCGACTTGTCGATCAGCTTGCCGATGTCGCCGCACTTCGGCATCCCCTGCCCGTAGAGCCACATCAGGCAGTCCCGAATCTCCCAGCCGGCATCTTCCACTGCGCAGATCAGGCGGTGATAGGTCTTCGTGCCGCCGAAGGCCAGCAGCAGGGCACCGGGCTTACACACGCGGGCGATGGCCCGCCAATACTCGGGTCCGGGAACCTCGTGGTCCCAATCCTTCTCCATGAAGCTCAGCCCATAAGGGGGATCGGTACACACGAAGTCCACTGACGCTTCGGGCAACGTCGGCAGCACCTCGCGGAGATCACCGCAGTACAGGCTTATCGGGTCTTGCTCGAAGAAGGGCTGCATTGGCAATCGGTCGAAAAGATGCGCGAGTCGTCTATGGATAGACTGCCGAAACTCGGCGAATTTGGAGTCGCTAGCGGTGGCGTTTGTCCTCTAGCAGCAAAAAGGTGGTCTGGTCCGGGGCAGCCCGCGTGCTGAAGTCGCCCCACACATTGAGGCCCGCGTCCACGAACAGCCCGTGCAGCTTGTTGAAGCAGTGCCGCACCGGCGGCTCGACGCCCTTGCTGCAACCGGAAACGACGGCATCCCGCCATTGCGAAAGGGTGCCGGTGACGACCGCCGCCTGCACGCCCCGCACCACCGTGTCCACTACGACGAACGGCATCCCTGCGCAAAGCTGGAGGATGTCGAGCATGTCCCGCTCGTCGGCCCCAACGAACGTGCTGAAGGAGACGTGCCTGAGCAGATGGGGCGGCAGCCCCACCGGCGCGCGCTCGTCGCGTAGCGCCGCCAGGCAGCTCAGGAACCGCTCGGCGTCCGACAGCTCCCGCCCGCAGGCGTCCGGGGAGGCCGCCGGACTGCGGCCCAGAACCTTGTGGCTCAGGCCGATGAACGTGCGGAAGTCGATGGATGGGACAGAAATCAGGACCACCGATGGCATCATGGTTTCACTAAGGTTCCGCTTGCTGGAATCCCCTTCACCGACAATCCGGTTGAGGCCGTGGCACACCTGTTCCAGCTTCCCACGGTCAGGTCGAAGCCAAGCGGAAGAGAGGAAGAGAGCCGAGGGCGGTCGCCATCGCCGCCCTTGGCGGAAACTCTGACAGGGCCGCTACAGGCAAGTCTGCCAGAGAGCAGATGGGCTATCGGGCGCGAGCCGGCTTGCTGTCCTGGACCTTCTCGATCCCGTTGTCCTTGATGGTGAGGAACTTCTGAATCTCCCGCACGATCACTTCCTGCGGCGGGAGCTTGGTGAACGCCGAAGAGCACTTCACGACCACCGGGACGTGCCAGGTGCCTTTGCGGTTCTCGGCCACCTTCGTCTTCAAGGTCGCGGGGATCGGGCCGTGCGGGCGCAGGTCGCTCACGTCGTTGCCGGCCGCCGCCTTGGCGTCGATGTCCCCCTGGGTGAGCGGCAGGAAGGGAAATAGCTTCTTGGCTTCGATGCGGCTGGACTTGTTGCCGCAGAAGAACTCCAGGAAACGGCCCGTTGAGCGCTCATAGACCAAGAACGAGGGGCCGTACTGGCAATGCGAATCGGACTCGGCCGACTTCTTGGCGATCCGGTCGAACTCCGGCGATTCCATATCGTAGCTGATGACCAGGGCTTCCATGTCGGTCATGTCGATGGCCTTGGGCCGGCGGGCCAGCGGGAGCAAGTCCACGGACTGCCCCAGGTCGATGATCTCTTCATCGGACTCCGGGATGCCGTAGTGGCCCGAGGGGATCAGGCCCTTCATGTTGGCCTTGCTCTTCGTATAGAGTTGCATCCGGCCGATGTAGTCGCCGCCCTTGGCCAGTTCCGCGAACTGGTCGTCGGTGCCGATCTGGGTGGAGGGAAGCTGGTCAAGGTTGACAGGAATCATTGCAGTGTTGTCGGACATCGTTGAATCTCGCAGGTTGCAGAAAGATGGGTTACTCGTTTCGTCGTTGCTCGTCTCACTCTCGTCACATGGCTACGCCTCCTGCTC